AATTTTAGCGTTTTTTAATAATTATTCAGATGCAGATAAAAAGCTAATAAAAGCTATTCATAATAAATTAAATACAAAGGAGAAACAATAATGTTAACACAGGCAGGGGTAATTTATAACGAAAGGAAAGTAAATGCATAAATTCAAAATAGAAATCAAACTTGAAAACAAGGATTACTGTAATGGGTGTCCGTGTTTGAAGCATTCAGCAGATTTTGATAGTTGGGTTATGTGCGGTATCTTCAAAAAAGAGATTACTCATAATGTGCAGACTTTCCCCGAAATAAAACATACGGGATATTTTAACAGGCTTGACATCTGCAAAGAACAGAACAAGGAGGTACACAATGGATAGGCTGAAAGAAATTAGGGATAAATATAAATCATACTTTGTACACCTTGATGATGTTGAAATAAGTTTGCCTTACCCAATATTGAAAGATATCCAACAAGCCAGTTACAACTTAGCATTAGATGATATTGAAAAGTATATTGAAAAAGCTAATACAGATTTATACGGAGTTGATTGGGTGTTAACTAAGGACTTACTAAAACAAATTGCCTCACTAAAGGAGATTAAGAAATGAGTAATTTTTTTGAAAGATTTTTTGAAACTTTATTAGATAACTTATCTGATTTTGGATTTGCAGTAGTTAACACAGGTATAATGCTTGCTTATGTTTTAGGTATAGCATATTTATGTGCTACTTTATCTCCAGCATTCACACTGTTGGTTATTCCTTGTGTCTTGATACATTTTACTTTGTTGGAGATGTACTCATGAACAGCGAATTGTTAAGGTTTTGGGAGCCACTATATTCTCAGACCATGGAAAGACTGGATTGGTTTAAAGCTGGGTTTAGGGAGTACTATACTGAGGAGCAACTAGCTGATGAAAAATTAGAGAGTTCTATAGTGTATGGACTTAGCAAGCATGGTGGACAGTGTATGCTGTACGATGTCTGGAGTATGACCAAAAGATGTGTAGGGAAAGGTACCTTCCTTAAGTTATACACTAGTTTTGTAAATGCTTTCGATGTGATTCCAGAAACTAAAGCCAAACTTACTCCAGAGACATTTATTGATTTATTTTTTGATTATATGTATAGCAGAGTTTTAAAGAGGGAGTTTCCGAAAGATGAATAGAGATAAATAAATACCTTGTTTTTAAAAGTTATTATTTATATGTTTGTAGTAAGAATATAACTATCTGGGGAATAATTTGGTTTCGACAGGTAGATGAAGAGATAGAGTTGCATTCTCAGAGGTTGCTCTGGCTAAAAAGGACAACAAAAATAAACGCAGAAACATCTGAATCCTTCGTAGGTAAAGACGGTATCTTAGTCCTAGCTGGCGAAGAACTTGAATTAGCGTAAGCTAGCACAAGCGGAGTTAAAATACTAATCAAGAGCTGTACTTTGTAAACCAAATCAGTTTGAGATTGTTCAGGAAATCAGGACAGGAACTAAAATAGAACTGGTGTAGGTCTGGTAAGTTTTCCATGAGTTAGTAATTAGACCGAAGTAACAAAACTGGAATGAATGTGATTCAACTTTATTTTGACACTATTTGGACACGGGTTCGAGTCCCGTATTCTCCACTAAATTTTAAAAGAGGAAAATAAAATGATAAAAATAGTAGAGGAGAAATACTAATGAAGAAGTTTCTGATGTTTTTTGCGGTGTTCATAATCCTAATACTTCTATCTGGGTGTGGGGAAGACACAGTAAATAACAACCCAGTGGTATCAGAACTTGAATACCTGTACAGACAGGATGGATTAGTTGACAGTATTTATAATGTGACTGGTGTCGGTTACATGTATAGAAGGCATTACTTTACATTTCCTTATGTGTACTCGGATAGTGTAAGATTACAAGTTACAATTAATGCAATGGATAGTGCTTTCTATTTCCCTTTTGAATGGGAAGAGATTCATGAAAAGTATATTGATGTGAGACATTCCGTTTGGGGTAGGTTGGATATTGATACTGTTATTGCTGTTCCTGATGGTATGGTTAGTAGCTCCCACATAACTCTGTATGCTAATTATAAAGATAACTGGATAAGCATTAGAGATATTAAAATATCAAAAGTAAACTAGCAACCCAGTGCATAAAAAATAAACTTGCATTTTAGAAAATAAATAATTATATTGCAATATGGAAAAGATAAAAATTGAAGTAGAGGCAAAAACAGGTAGAGGCGTATGGGAGTATGTTGATGACAGCAGAGTATTAAGAACAGACAAACATATTCTTTATGAGACCGTTTATGAAGAAGACAATAATGTAGGTACGACAAAAGTTATGAAGGTAGCTGAGGTTACTCCTAAAATTCTTATGGGAGAATTTCCAGTAGCGGTGAAGATTGTTCTGGAAGGTGAAAAACACGGAATACAAAAAATATTAATGTTAAATTTACAAGACTTGCTAGACAAGTATAACGAGGAGTACGATAATGCAAAAGCACAAACCGTTTCATATTGAATGTAAGAATGGATTTGAATTTATTTTATTACAGAGATTTTTATTTAGCATCGGGTGTGGATGGGCTGGAGATGGTTCTAAAGAAGTTTTACTAGATGATTCAGGTACATATGCTAAATATTTAGCAAAGCATGGATTGACAGTTATAGATTATGAAATTTATAACCCTGACCCTGATTTGAATACTTTGCCTGACGTGCAATTAAAATTTACAATCAACAACCTCCCAGAAATCAAGAAGACTCTGGAGACTCCAGTATATGAAGTTGGTGACTGGGTGAAATTAAAAGACGATGCATTTATTGCTTACTATGAACATAATGGTAAAGTTACTAAAATTGATAGTTTTAGTTCAGGTTTACTACCAGAGTCTAACATTTTAGATAAGATTGAAAAACCTTTTAGATTTGAGATAAATAGTATTGAAAGATTAGCTACACCAGAAGAGATATCAAGTGCAAATCTTAATATGGCTATAGAACGTTTTCAAAAGTTTTATAAAGAGTATGGAGCATTAGGAGTAGCTGTTGTATGTGGCAATATTGAAGAAGCTATGAAGATGGGATGTGCTTGTGATTGTGGACTGGAAAACGGAGACTATGTAGTATCGTTTTGTCGGACAGGGTTAATTAAAGAACAGAGTGAAGAGTTAGCTCAAAATGTAGTTAAGGTAGTAGATTTGTATATAAGTGATGCTTGCTGGAGTAAGGCAGGCTTACTAAGAGATTTGAAAGAGCTTTTAAATAAATATTAACGGAGAATAAAATGGCAAATAGCAGTAGCAGTAGTTCATCAGGTATAGGGTTTTTTGGTTTGCTGGGAGTAGCTTTTATAGTACTGAAGCTTACGAATGTAATTGACTGGAGTTGGTTCTGGGTATTGGCTCCAATCTGGGGAAGCATAGCATTAGGTATATTTATAATTATAATTGCACTTATTATTGGTGTATTAGCAAGAATATTTGATTAGGTTGGCTACTCCTTTCTTGTAAATGCTTGCTACCGAGCTGAAAGATACTTGTCGTGCTGGTGCTTCCAGTGTAGTATTCATGAGCAGAGGCTTGTAGATTAAAACCTGTAGCCGTAAAACAGGACAAGGTTAAAGTATCAGGTAGGTAACATTCTGGGGTAGACTAATGGCAGGTCAGCAGACTTTGAATCTGCTAGCGGAGGTTCGACCCCTCCCCCCAGAACAAGGAGAAAAATATTAAAATAAATGTACGCAATATACTTAGCAAAAATTTGGCATTATCTAAGGAGTAAGAATGTTTATGACCAGACAGTTCTAGCTCAAATAGAATTCATCATTGCTTATGAAATATTAAGAAGGTTACCAGAGTAGGATAAATAACAAAGTTCCATAAGACAAACTGGTTGAGTCGCCAGCCTTTCAAGCTGGAGATAGGTGGGTTCGAGTCCCCCATGGAACGCAAGGAGAAACAAAAATGAAGAAAATTACAATTCTGGGTGAAGAGTTTGAGTATCAAATAGAAGAAGTTGACGGTTGGTACGGTGAGACAGCTTGGATAACATGTTTTTATAAAGGCACAACTACTGAAGCATATAGAAAATATTTATTCTTTGGAGAAAAGATAACTAAGATAGTTCCTAAAAGAGTATTTAGTGTTGGATTTGATATTGAAGACTGTACAGAATATACTAAAGAGGAGCTTAGAAGTATTTTGGAACGGAAGGTAAAACTGTTTCACAGAATAGAAGAACTGGAAAGAGGAGAAATAATTTAAATGGGCTTATATAACACAGTGGTCTTCAGTTGTCCAAAGTGCAGTGGTAGAATAGAGGAGCAATCCAAAGCAGAAGAAGGGTTTAGGGAATTTTATTCAAGTGAAGTTCCAGAATTAACTGCTATAGATATATTAGGTGGTCTGGTTTGGTGTAAAGATTGTAACATCTCATATCAAATTGTAAACATAGTTAAGCCTAATACTATGCAGTTGGGACTAGCCAGAGTATAGACTTGCATTTGTGGAAACTTTTAAGTATATTTGTACATGAAAGAAAATTTTAATATAGAGTTTCAAGCTGGTAAGACAGCACTAGACCACTTCCAGAAAGTAGATAAATTTCCTACCCTTCTAGGATTTGAAGTAAGAATCAATCCATTATTACCAGACAATGTTCTGGCATGTGTGGAGACTGACCATATATCATGGTTTAATTTTGAAACAGCAACGTTCTACAGGATTCCAAAACCACAACCATTTAAAATAACACTTCCAAAATTATAATAAAAAACAAAATGGAAAAATTATACAAGCTTGAAAATTGGACATTATCAGACCCAGTATTTGTACTATGGGGGAATGTCTACAACAACCCTAGATTCAAAGATGGTGATTTTATTCACACATCTGAATTAAAAGGTTGGGATGCAGAAAATAAAGCAGTAATAACCAGAAACAGTAAATACATTCTGGGTGAGCCTATGGCAGATTATGAGAAGCAGTTTCCAGATGCTAAGAACAGACTAATAGCTGTACTGGAGAGTCTGGAAAATGGAGATTAGTGAAGAGAATTTATTAGGTTGGCTATCTGGAGCAAGAACACCAGCACCAGTATTTGATGGTATAGCTTCATATACAGGTATAATATGGCTAGACTATGATGGCAAACCACTGTGGTCTAAGACAGTACTTGATACTCCAGAAAAAACAGTGATAACTGAAACTATATATAAGAAAAACATAAATGGATAAAAACGAAAAATTAAAAGCAGTAAGTTTAGCAATAGACCAGATTGAAAAGACACATGGTAAAGGTTCTATTATGCGTATGGGAGACAAAGAGATTGTACCAGCAGAGGCAATTTCTACACAATCTTTATCTCTGGATATAGCTTTAGGAATAGGTGGACTACCCAAAGGAAGAATTATTGAAATATATGGTCAGGAGTCTTCAGGTAAAACTACAGTATGTTTACATTTAATAGCTCAAGCTCAGAAAGAGGGTGGTATATGTGCCTTCATAGATACAGAACATGCACTTGATTTAAAGTACGCTGGACAGCTTGGAGTAGATACAAAAGAGTTATTAGTTTCTCAGCCAGAGTATGGAGAGCAGGCACTGGAGATAGCAGAAGCACTGATAAGAAGTAATTCAGTAGCAGTAGTAGTAGTAGATTCAGTTGCTTCACTTACTCCAAGAAGTGAGATTGAAGGCGACATGGGTGACGCTCAAATGGGCATTCAGGCTAGATTAATGTCACAAGCTTTACGTAAGCTTACTGGAGCAGTGCATAAGAGTAATACTATTTTGATGTTTACAAATCAACTTCGTGATAAGATTGGTGTTATGTTTGGCAGTCCCATCACAACTACTGGAGGTAAAGCTTTAAAGTTTTATGCATCAGTGAGACTGGATGTCAAAAGAAGTACACAGATAAAAGATGGTACAGAGATACTAGGAAATTTAACAACTGTAAAAGTTGTTAAGAATAAGATGGCTCCCCCATTTAAAGAAGCTAACTTTGAAATTATATATGGTAAAGGTATTTCCAAAACTGGAGAGTTGATTGATATAGCAGTAGACATGGAAATCATTAAGAAGGGTGGAGCATGGTTCACTTATAATGACCAGAGACTGCAGGGCAGGGAAGCAGTAAAAACCATGCTGGAAGAGAATCCAGATATATTTGCAAAACTGGATAGGGAAGTAAGAGAGATGGCAGGTTTACCTGTACCAGAGGTTAAGAAGGAAAAGAAGTAGCATGACAGAAAAACAGATTTTAAAACTTAATCCGCAATTTCGTTTTCATGGCACTTTGATGGTAGATTATTTTATAATCACACAAGGTCATTCATTCTATTGTATTCAGAGTGGTTTACGGCATGCAGAGGAGAGTATTAAATCACCGTTTTTCTATGAAAAGTGTTTGGGAGGTAAGGGTACAAAGAAACGTTCACTAGAGTTGTTTACTCAATGGTGGGAAACAGTTAAACATCTGGAGATGAAGTGAGTGCTATAGTAAAAACATATTTAATTTGTAATGCCTCCAGTTGTGCAACAGAATTTGGTGTGGAGGATTGTATAGGAGTTTCTGTTGAGGAACAAAGAGAACGTGCAAAATCTAAAGGCTGGGAGTACTCTGAAGGATTTGATTTTTGTCCATACTGCAAAGCAGTTAGGGAAGCAGAAGAGGATAGAAAGAGGAGAGAATGGGTTTAAACAGAGCACACAGAGGTTGTAAATGTGTAGAACCTTACTTTTATATTGGTGTTCATCAGTTTGGCAGAGCTAGCATTGGATGGCTACCTAATTTTACTGGCATGTCTACTCTGGAGTTGGTAATAATGCTCCATGAGTGTAATGCTGTAAAAGAGGAGCGTGACGAAGAGTTCATTCAAGCTATTCTGGAAGAGATAACAGAGAGGAACAAGTAATGGGTTTAAACAGGGTGGTAACTCCAGTAATTAGAACTATTTCTGAATCTGACTATTATTTACTTAGGAGCAGTATGGCAGAAAGTACTCGTGATAAGTTAGCAAAATGTGAAGGTGTGTATCATGTTAGTGTAGGGTACGTCAAAGAGAATGGTGAATTCCGTAAATCAGAGGTTCAATTAGATGCGGATTTTAATTCAGATGACCTACAGTTAATTTATGAAGAGCTTATATTTTTGGATAGATTTCTATTAGATTTGGAAAGACAAAAGTTATCAGGCGAACTTATAATAACAGAGGGGTAAGAAATGAGCGATGACTTGCAGTGTCCCTATTGTGGGACTTATAGAGAACAGCCAGATGAGACAAACGAATCTGGTGTAGTACATGAGGCACAGTGTGGCAACTGTGAGAAGACATTTGGTTTTACTGTAGATTGGTATCCGAGCTTTGATGAACTTAAATTACCATGTGCAAACGGTGAACCTCATAACTGGGAGAAGATAAACAGTAATCATGAGTACTGGGAGAACAGAAGAAGATGTTCTTACTGTGATGAAGAAAAAACTTTAGAACGAATAGAAAAGGAAAAAGAAAATGGATAAACCATATTTTGTAATGCTCTACTACCAGAACGGTGAGGAAGCAACTCCTATGGTAGATGAGGGTGACACAGTAGTGTTTTATGCTACTTTTAAAGAAGCAGAAGATGCTGGAGAGAGGAACTTCATGGGTCAGAACTTTGGCTTTGCAGTATTCTCTATGAAGGAGCCTCTATTTTAGAGTGACTTGCATCTTCGGAAATTTTTAACTATATTTGAATAATGGATAAAGAACTAATAGCAAGAAAAGAAGTAAGAAAAGACATTGTAGCTAAAGTCTTAAACGGTGCTTGGAAGAGGTACAGTGAAGCTGTACGTGACCTTCCAGAAGAAGAAGCTAACTTAGTAGGTCTGGAGCTGATGGAAGAAGTATCTTTCATAGTTTCAAGTACAAGACTGGCAGAGGCTTCAAGAAAGTACAGAGAAAGTAGAAACAATGAATGATACAATGTTAGGGGCAGACCCTAGTAAATTAAAGAGTATAAAAAAGAATCTGGAATTGATAAAGCTTATATCAAAAGAGCCTCAAGTTCTGGAGTATGTTGAATTAACAATTAATGAGCTGAATGAGCTTATAGGAGGAGAAGAGCTTGGATATTAGAAAAGAAAGAGTATTTACACTAGACCAGATTGAAACGGGATATCTGGCAACTTTCAAAGGTAAAAGAGATACCCTTCAAAGGACATTAGCTTATCACTGGGTAGGTGGAGAAGAAGGCTTAGGAGATAAGCTTAAATTAGTTGATGCATTTCTGGAGATTCTGGAATTAAAGAATACTTACAAACTGGAGAAGAGATGAAGATAACTAAAGCTAAATTAAAAGAGCTTTTACAGCAAGCTTGGAGTGCTGGAGTAGACCATACAGCAAACAGATTTGGATATATCGCTATAGTTAATAGCGGTATAATTCCTTGTGTTAAGCCTCGTGACTACGGGGCACAAATGAATGAAGATGTTAAAACAATAATGAGAACTATAAACTAAACAAAAACAAAATGAAAAAAATCTTTTTTATCGTAACACTTTTTTTAATGAGCTTTGCAACATTTGCTCAGGAGCTTGATATCAGAACTGGTATTGACTTCAACACTGATTCAAAGGTAACACAGAGAAACTTTGTCAATGAGGCTTATTTTACATACAGTCAGGTATTTGATAAAGGATTCTCAGGTAATGGTTCCTTGCAGTGGGATGGAACAAAAGTTAACCTGTATACTGGGAATGTTCAGTACGCAAAGTACTTAGGTACAAACAAGGTTAATTTTACTCTGGGTAAGTTTGAGAATAGCTTTTACAGAGCTGAGGAACAAGCATGGCAGAATGTTTTTATAAGCCAGACTGTATCAGACGTAAATGATTTATTCGGAAAAACTGGAACAGGGTTAGAAGTTGGATTTGATAGCAAATATTTTGATGCTTCAGTTTCAACAACTACAAATGATAACAGTGTAAGATTTACACCAGAGAATGGAAACTATTTATTCTCAGCAACAGTAAGACCTCATCCAGTAGTATCTGTAACAGGGGTTTTATACAGAACAGAGAATACTAATTCTAATTTTGGTGGTCTGGTTAGTTTTAATAAGACCTTCAAAAAATTAGGCAACTTTAACTTCGGTGTTGAGTATTTAACTACAGAGCAGAATGCAGACAGTGTGAGGTTTGACAACTACAGCACATGGCTGGAATTTACTCCTAAAGTCTGGAAGGGAACTGTATCAGTGTTCGGAAGATATGATACTCAGGATTTAAGTGCTGGTAATTATTCTCTTATTGCTGGAGTTCTTTGCAGACCAGTACAGGAAGTTACACTTGGAGCACTTTATAAAAAGTCTTACAACGGTGTAAGTGTAAATACAATCGGATTAAGTGCAAATATTGTATTTATGAACACAGGTTGGTTTTAAACCAGTTTTCTAGCCCGTTATAGGTTAGAGGTGGATTCTTGGGTAGCTCAGTCAGGTAGAGCAGTGGCTTGAAAGCCATGTGCCGTTGGTTCAAATCCAATTCCAAGAACATGACAGTGCTGGGGAAGACGTTCCCTCACCTGCTCAGATAATGTAATCTGGGTAAGCTGTTACATAGCTCCTGTATAAATACCATACAAAGTATGGATATACAGAGGAAGAGGCGTAACAAGCGAGTCATTTTTTTAATGAGTATGTATAAAGCAATAAAATAAAAATTAATTATGGTAAACACAGATGGTGACAAAGGTTGTATAGGAGGTATTTTAAAAGATTCGGAAAAATGGGCTAATGGCAGTCCAGAACCAAGTGAGGTAGTACCCAATGAAATATTAAAAATACTGGGAGGAATAATAGATTCTAATGCAATTATTAGTTCCAGAATGAGCTTAATTAACTCATTCATGCTGGGTCATGATGGGCAAGCTGTAGATGTGTGTGGTGGTAAAGACAAGGCACAGGGTGCAGGATATTTTGATGCTGTTATTTATAAATTAAATATGATTGTAGAGCAATGTATGAATATGGCGAACATGACTCAATATGCTTGTAACAATCTGGGGGTAAATGCATGAAAAGTACTGAACAAATAAACAACAAGATTGTTGAAACAACAACTGAGGCAGGTAATATTGATAACCTTCTATCCAATATTGAAGAAGGCATAGCTTTAATATTTTCTAAAAATAAGAATGCTATGGATATCCTATTTGGAGAAGAGCTCCCAAATAAAGACAAAGGAGAAGATGATAATGCGGAAACTGGTTTGTTCCAAGGCTGGATACGCAGGCTCAGAAATATTGATTATGTTGTTAGTGAAACATTAAAACAATGTGATAGATTCAGAGTATAGTATTTAAAGAGCCAGACCTAAAATCTGGCTCTTTTTTTGTATTTATTATGTAGAAGGTGTGAACTATCCAATAATTAACTCTTAAAAATGTAAATAAATGGCAGAAACAAACGAATTAACTAGTAACAACGGAAATGGTTGGTCAAAGTTCATAATAGGAGCGTTAATCACTGTTGTATTAAGTGTTGGTGGCTCTATATGGTCTACTGGAGAAGCAAATGGAACCCAGAAAGAAAAAGTATTGCAACTGGAAATAAAAGTAGAAAAAGCTGAGAAGTTTTATGCTACCGACCATGATATTATTGTTGGTATGAGTGTCAAATTAACTAATATAGAAAATATGTTGAAACAGATGCAGGAAGCAAAAACAAAATGAATACACTAACAAAGTGCTTAATAAGTGGGTTAGCTGGAGTTCTATTAGCTGTAATAGTAGGAGTAACAAATTTTGATTGTGGAGGAAAGACCCGTCTCCCAGAAACAGTAACAATACATGATACTACAACTCTGGAAAGGTATAATCTACGCATTGATACAATGCAGAATAATGTGATAAGGAATATAATATCTCATCAGTCAGAGCCAACAATAATTTATCAAGAAAAGATAAGCTGGAAAGAGATAGAGAAATTCAAAGACTATGATTTAATGTTAGGATTTGAAAAGAAAAATAACACATTAAGAGTTTTTGCAGTAAATCAGAATGATAGCTTAATAAAAGAGGAAGTGTTTAATAATGTATTTGACAATTTTGAGGCGTGGTCTGCCAATGATAGGATTGTTGTAAAGTCAAATAAGTTTTCTTGGAATGGGCTGAACTTAGGTGTAGAACATTCCAGACCAGTAACCGATTTAAAAACTTCTTTCCAGAACAAAATAGATTTAACAACTGGATTAAAATATAAAGATAGATATTCATTTGATGCTGGAGCTGAATACAATGTAGAGCAAAAGGATATAAAATTAAAAGCTAAAATAACTGTGAGGCTGTTTTAAAAGAATGCATTTATATTATATCTACAAACTAACTTTCCCAAACGGTAAAGTTTATATTGGTCAGACAGGAAATTTTAAAGCAAGGATGCGAGAGCATAAAAATTCAAAAGCTAATTATACTGTTAGTAGAGCAATAAGAAAATACGGTTGGGAAAATATTCAAACAGAAATCCTCTTAACTTGTGGTGCTCAAATTGACATGTATGAAAGACAGTACATTAGACTGTTAAAATCTAATGAAAAAGAACTTGGGTATAATGTTGAGTCTGGAGGAAATCTAAAAAAGTTTGTCAGTCTGGAAACGAGAAAGAAATTGAGTGAAACTCATAAAGGATTACTTGCTGGGGAAAAACATCCTATGTATGGTAAGATTGGAGAGTTGAGTTGGAATTATGGAAAAACTCATTCAGAAGAAACAAAACAAAAAATGTCTAAATCTGCAAAAGGTAAAAAGTTCAGTGCAGAGCATGTAAAGAATATGAGTTTAGTAAGAAAAGGGAAAGAAGTCAAGGAAGAAGTTAGGCAGAAAATTTCTGAAGCTATGAAAGGAAAGAATAGCAAAGTAGTTTTACAATTTTCCTTAAATGGTGATTTTATAAAAGAGTGGAAGTCTACAAGAGAAGCTGAGAAGAAATTAAGTATTTGTAAAGGTACAATTTCTGCTGTCTGTTTGAAAGCAAAGCAACAAATAAATGGAAATATTTATGAGCGTAAATCAGCAGGTGGCTTTAAATGGGAGTATGCATGAAGGCACAAGCTAAGCTTAACGGGACATATGACTACAGCAGTACACAGTTCAACCTCCCTCCCCAGATAGCAAATAAAATAATCAACTGGGGTAAAGAAAACATCCCAGATGAAAATCTATATCATGATGAGGACGGAGGCAAGGGAAGAGAAGATGAAATCCATTGTACATTGCTGTACGGGATACATGCAGAAGAATCTCCAGAGATACTTGAGCTGGTAAAAGAGCCGATTAAAGTAAAGTTAGGTAAGGTCGAAAAGTTTGACAATGATGATTATGATGTCATCAAGGTCACAGTTCTGGACAAGTCTGGTAAATTGGAGGAGCTCTGGAACAGGATAAAGGATGCAGAAGAGTACACAAGTGATTACGATAAAAAGTTTGAGCCACATGTAACTATTGCATATGTTAAAAAAGGAAGCTGTGATGATATCATTGACAGTGACCCGTTTGCTGGTGATATAGTAGTATTAGATAACTTTAAGTTTAGTTCAACGGATAAAAGTAAAACAAAGTTTAAGAAATTGAGCAGTAAAAATAAGCCTCAGCCTATAGAAGTAAGAGAGTACTTATATCATAAGTCCAGTCCATATAACAGAGATGAGATTAAAACTCATGGGTTGGAGCCAAGATTAGGTAGTAACTCTGATGGGTATTATGAGGGTGAGCCTGCAATATTTGCTACTAATTCTAATAATGTAGCTGACTTGTTTGATACTTCTTATGATGATGACATCTGGCAGATAGATGCTAGGTCAGGAGTTAAATGGTTTTTAGACCCATATTTTAAACAGTTTGATGCACAATATTTTCATGTAATTACTTTTGAACATGTATTACCTGAGTATCTTAAGCTAGTTTACGAAGGTTCTGGTGAGGATGATAACTTGACTGAGGAACAGAGTGAGGAATTTTATGCTGGAGGTGACTATCCGATTAATGATAAACTTAAGGATTTAAAGTTAGCTATGAGGAAGCACTCATCATATTCAGATGAAGATGAAAGTCAGATACTGGAAGAGGTAGAAGACCTAATAAAAAAAGAGTTTACTGACAGAGAGATAGTCAGGTATTTGAAAGAAGCTTTTAACTTAGATTCTGAAGATGCTTACTGGTTTATAAATGCTGTACAGAGAAGCTTAAATGAGCCTAATGAGCTTCAGCAAATGGTTAAGGATAAAGAGTACAATAAAACGTACTTACAGACTAAGGCTGTATCATATGGTTCAACATCTTATGGTTCTCGCACAGAATCATTGAAAGAGTATCCTGTGTATTTACATTACCTTGGTGAACCAGATGAGCTTGAAAATCACTATCTTATAGGGAACTGGTTACTTGTAATAGAAGGTACTCCAGCACGTTATTATCTTGGACAATTGTTAGACTATGCAAGAGGTGAAAAAGATAAGCTTGTGATTGATGGGGGAACTAACTGGACAATACATAATATGGACAAAGTGGTTGAGGAAGCTTACGGTTTGGCAAAATATTTAAACCCAGAAATGAAGAAGCAGTCAGTAAAGCAAATGTTTACTCTCCAGATTGGTAATGCTACTGATATGATGAGAGCAATACAGGCACTGGATGAGTTACAGAACGTAAGATTAAATTACACTGTATCTGGTGATGCTCTGCTTTTTGGTAAGCAGGAAGATTTAAATGATGCAAGAACCTTACTTAAAAATAATGGTATCTTAGCTCTGGAGAAGAGGAGTGCTAAAGCAGATACTCCAGAGTACTTAGCATCTCTTATTGAAACTATGCAGAAGAATTACGATTTAGCAGTGTCTGGAAAAGGAAAAGTCTACATAAGTCTGGAGAAGATGAAGCAAGACTTGGATAATGCAAAAGGGGAATATCAAAACTTAATTGAACAAAGAAAGAGTAAAGACAAGCCAAAATACTATCCTTCTGCTGAACGAAATGATTGGAGTGATGATGACTTTGAAATGGAAGACCCAGATACGTCTATATTCGGTAAAACTGCTATCACAAAAGACCACATCACAGAAGACCTTGGAAGATTTGACACAATAAAAGAAGATGCACAAAACATAGAAAAAAATGTTGATGAGCTTAAAAAGGATGATAACAATTTATTAAAAACAATGAACATAAACAAATATAATTTTTTCACTGGAGAAGATGAGCCAGTAGAAGTAGAATCAGAAGTAATAGCTGTTGTAGATGGTATGGGTGAGGACATGGAAGAGGAAGTTGAAGCCACTGAAGAATGTGCATGTGAACAGATAGACCCTAATCAGAGTAAAAGAGAGATTGCTAGCCAGCTTATGGATACCTTCATAAGCAGATACCCTAGAGCAAAGACTACAGAAAACATATTTAACTGTGCTAAAGAATGTGGTCTTGTGGATGCTATGGATAGGTATGATGTAGTAAATATCATGAATGCTGTAGCAACTGATGTCGGATTAGCAAGACAAGGTTTTGATGAATTCTTCCCAGAAGAAGAGATAACTGAAAGTGCAGACATAAGAGGTACATCTGGAGCTCCTGAGTTTAATGAAGGAGATATGGAAGGTGCCCTGCAAGAGTTCAAAGAATCATTTGATAACGTAGCAGAAAGTTTATACGAAGTTGATAGAGTACTCGAAGAAAGATATAGAATGCTTTATGACGGAGATAAATTGGTTGATGAATCAAAAGATATCGTAAGAGAAGCTTTACACAAAGTAAAGAAAGAAGCTATTGTTAAAAAGTATTTCATGTCAGACTTTAAAGTAAAGACTCTTGACCGTTCTGGAAGATGTGTAGAAGGTAAACTTATCTGGAAGGTTCAGATGACACAGGCAGGTAAGATAAACAGGACTATAGAAGTCTCACTACCCATCAAAGCTAATCAAGTTATAGCTCCTATGGAGTTTTCATATAATGGTGAAGCATATCCGTTAAAAACATACTTTATTAATGATATTTTTGATAGATAATTTTGCAAATTTATAAAACTACAAATATAATTACTAATCAGATTTATATTGGTAAGGACGTAAATGACAATCCAAATTATTTTGGGTCTGGAACTTATATTAAGAGAGCTTTAAAGAAGTATGGAAAAGAAAATTTTATTAAAGAAATACTTGACCAATGTTATTCACGAGACCATTTAAGTTTTATGGAATGCTTTTGGATTAAAAAATATCCAGAATGCAAAGTTGAAAATGGTGGTTATAATATTCAGGATGGTGGGGAAGAATCAAAACATTCACAAGAAACTATTCTAAAAATGTCTATGCCAGTGTTACAAATTGATAAAAATACTGGAGAGGTATTAAAAGAATGGAACTCAGGTACGGAAGCTGGTAAGAAGTTAAAGATATTTCAAGCTGATATTTGTTATGTGTGTTTAGGTAAATATAAGCTTGCAGGTGATTTCATATGGGTTTACAAAGAGGATTATTCAGAAGAGGAAGTTAAAAGACGTATCATTGCTTTGCCTAGTGCAAATTCTGTTGCTGTTTTACAAGTAGATAGAGTGACTGGTGATATTATAAAAGAATGGAACTCTGGTTGTGAGGCTTCTCGTAAATTAAAAATAAGACAAAGTAACATTTCAAGAGTTTGCTTAAATGATGGACATTTAGCAGGCGGTTTTGTTTGGATTTATAAAAAGGACTATTCTGAAGATAGGCTTAATAGAAAAATTAAAGATGTAAAAAATAAACGAAATGACCCCAAACCAAAACCAGTATTACAGTTAGATAAGTATAGTGGGGAATTTATTAAGGAGTGGTCTTCTGGTACAGAGGCTGGAAGAGAATTAAATATTTCTCGTTCTCATATTACTCAGACCTGTAACGGTAAAGAACATTCAGCAGGTGGTTTTAAATGGAGATATAAAGATAAATGAAGCTATATCATTACAGTTCAATTGAGAAAGATTCATTTGTAGTGAGCCCAAAAAAGTTTGGGGATAACTATCATTCTAACAATGAGGTGAACGCTTCTTCAGTTCCTAGAACTTTCTTTTATTTAAATCCAAAAGACAAAGAATCTTTTTTTAACAGATTTCCTTTATATGTAGGTGAAGTTTCAGATTCATTTATTTATGACTTAGGTTCTGACCCAGCAAATTTAAAATCTAAAGGCTGGACTGTAGACAAGCTGTTAAAAAATATTAAGACAAAGTTTAAGGGAGTAAAATATAATGTTGGGTTTGATATTGTATCTTTATTCGTGCCTCTGGAAGTGGAACGTGTAAGACGTAAGACATCTGGATTGAGTGAGATTAAGGATGTATTAGAAGTATTAGTATCGTAGCTTATCAACCATTGTTGAAAAAGTTAAGCAGACCCTCAGAGTAATTTCTGGGGGTTTGTGGTTTATAAGGCATACCATAGCCGTGTTCATTTTATAATATCTTGCTGTACCATTTCTATTATATCATGTCGTATATTAGACTGTTATCATAAAAACTGTCTTATATTGGAGTTTTCTATAAAATTATAATGCACTCTTTTTAACGTTTATTGTGCATGTTCTAATAATATGCACTAAGCAGGTGCATACTGAAAAGTGTCCCAATTATTTACTATATTTGGGACAAAACAATTGCACAGTAATTGCACCACATTTAACATTATTCTATGCTAACTTCTTATACGTAAGTGAGTTAAATTAACCATAATTGCCCACACATTTAACATCTACTCTCCTAAACAATTTACATTTAGGGTATTTTTTTATGCATTGTTTTTTAATTTTATTTCCTGTATACTTGTAATAGAAAATTAACTAAGGAGATAAAAATGGCATACGATAAAACACCAGACTTTGACGAATCAGTAAGCATGGTAGCATTGAGTCACTTGTCAGATATCCAGCATACTAATCCTGAGTTGAGTGGTAAACTTAACTTTGTGAAAGAGCTGATGTGGAAGCTTAAAGATGGTGTGAAGGAGATGAAGACCAGTGAGCTCCATGAGATTTGGATGAAGCATAATAAATAAAAGGTACCAAATTTTTACCTTGTTTTTTAAAAAGATTATATTTAACTTTGTAACATAAGAAATTAATTAAGGAGATAACATTGAATAATAAAGAACTAGCATTAGCAAATCTTAAGAAAGCACTGGAAGAAGTTGCAAGTCTTATGGAGTTTGAAAGGTTTGACGAGAGTGATGCTGACTTGGGTGTTTCACATGAGGTGTTTCCTTATAATGAGTTAAAGTTGTCTTTTGGCTTATCAAGTAAGTTCAATAAGAGTTTCAGTGTACGAGTATCTTTAACTTCAAGTAACTAAATAAACCTACTATCCATACTTAAAATCGGCAGTCTGGTAGTGCACCGAAAGGCGGAGTCAGACATAGTAGGTAATTAAAAATATAAGGAGAGAGTATGGACGAGAAATTAACTGGAAAAGAAAAAAGAGAAGTAGAAGCACTTAGCAAGTTACTTAATGTAAAGTGTTCAAGAACAGGTGAATTAATTGAAGTTGGTGAACCTGTAAAATGTTTTGACTGGGGTGGTGATGGAGCATTTCTTGGTTATGCAAAGTTTTTGTGGGATTCTTCTGAACGTAGATTCTGGTGTTGTGGTGACAGTGATGCTAACCAAAGAGCAGGGATAGAAAATTTTAACGGAATAGAAGATAACTATGATGCATTCCGAGCTCCTGTTGAGAAGCTTACAAAAGCAGAACGTAAAAGATTAATGAATTAAGTCTTGTCTGCATCTTAAAATGAGGTAAGAAAATAACTTCGCCAGATAAAGAAAGTCGGTCAATATAAATTGATTAGTTCAACTGGAGACAGCCTCACCAATTGAGAATATCCTTGGCACATAAAATGTGGGATGCAGAGAAGATTTAAAAAAAGTTCTTTTAAAAATACGGGTGCGTAGCTCAGTGGTTAGAGCGTCTTTAGGAGTATAGCTTAGTCTAGTGCATTAGGTGTTTGTTCAGTCAGCATGCACACTGGCTATAAAACATGAAAAGCAGAAAATATACTTGCTGAAGAAGGTCGCTGGTTCGAATCCAGCCGTCACCCATCTTATAGTAAATAACGAGGCGTTAGCCCGTATGATACGCCTACAAGTGGTGAAAGCCATGGAGATTATAAGGTTGTACGGGCAGTAGAGTTTACGGGGCGAAAGTTGTCAGCTAGAAGACAATAAGTAGATAGCAGAGACCTGACTGGGGTAATTGCCAGTGAAAGTCTCGGTAAAAACTACCTATCCAACGGCTAAGTACCCGAAGTAATTTTAAAATAGAAACAATGAAAAAAAGATATAGAATAAAATGGTTACAGTGGGAATGGTGCAAACCAAAATGGCAACGTAATGTTAAGTACTCAGTGAATAGACCTGATGATGGTCATATCTGGGAGCCAGCTAACCCAAAATACTGGAAAGAAAAAAGTAGATTTAAACAAGGAATGTAAAATGTATACAAAAGATAAAGCAATAGATTTACTACAGAGAGCTTCTGCATATGTTATTGATGATAATTTAGAACTGTATGAAGAAATAAAACAATTTTTAGCAGATGCTGAAAAAGAGACCCCCTTCTCCAGACTGCAGGCTATAAGATATGTGCCCGACTGGATTCATGAAGATTTTGCTGACCACACATTGGATGTATGGAATGCTAATAAAGGTATGGCAATAAACATGATGAAAGATATTGCCAAAGAGAACAATGCTAAATGGAGCATAGTAGATGCAAAAGTTTTCATTGAGGATTATAAAAAAATTAAGGAGACAGTGTAATGGATAGAAGCTTAGACAAATGCCAGCATAAGAATCTCATAGATATAGGTCGTATTGGTGTGTTTGATGCTTGGTGTTATGATGCTTTTTGTTGTGACTGTCAACACATGGTATACTCCCAGATAGGAAAATATCTTATTGTGCCTTGGACTATGGATAGAAAAGTAGGTTGGCAAGATTATGTACCAGAACCTAAAGTAGTACCTAAGTACATTGAAGTTTCTAAAACTGTTGAAGGCATAAAAGGTAATTCAATATTTATGCTTAATATAACAAGTAAATGTGAAGGAGTTGTATCAGGTACTGTTGCTTATACTACTAAAGAAGATTGGGCACAAAAGTGGGTAATGTATAATCCAGAGCACAGGTCTTATGAAGAAGTACATTGTGCCGACTCAGAAATGGAAGGGGCTATAGATGGAAACTAATAAAGTAGATGTACTGTACAGGTTGGAAGCAAGAATTAGCTACACTAATAAGGTTTTAGATGATGGAGATACTTTGCATGGTAAAGTTGATGAAATAGCCCGTAATCAAGTAGCAATAATGGAAGCGTTAAGGTTACTTCTGGAGGAGAAGAAATGAAAAAGGGTAAGAAAAAGTTAAGAATACGTGCAGGTGCTATATACATGCATGAGCTAGATGGTATGACCTTCGGTGGAGTAATAGACTATCTTACAAGTTATGGAGATACCATAGAAGAATAGCAAGGGTTAACCGATTGTGAACTGGTTGATGGAGAATATGGTTATGATGAATCTCCCCGTTTTGACGTGTACGGATTCAGGTTAGAGACGGATGAAGAGTTTAAGAAGAGAATTAAAGATAACGAGAGAGCCGAGATTATAAGAAAAGCCAGAGCTAAAGAACTAGCTAAAGAAAAAGAAGAACGTGACAGAAAAGAATATGAACGTTTGAAAAAGAAATTTAAAGAAAAATGAAAATAACTAATAGAGGTACATACAATATTAAGAAGTGTACTATCAACGGTAGTGAGATAGTAGAAGTGTTCACTGGGGAGTTCAGGGATGCAAAGACCAGAGCTGTAGAATTACAAAAAGAGTTTACCGATAAGCAGGAAGAGCTCTTCAAGGAGAAGCTAGGCAAGGATTATAAGAATCAAAAGAAACGTAAAGCATTAGGAACTCTGGAAGAGGTGCAGTTTACAGCTACTATTAAGTTAAACTAAATAAAAGGAGTGGGAAATGAGTAAGAAAAGTAAATGCGTTAGGTTTTATCCTGAAGACCTTAATCCTTGCCCCAAATGTGGCGGAAAAGTTTATTATTCATCTGCTCCATTCCCTAATGAAAGTTATCCGACAATTGAATGTGAATGTGGCTTGGAAACTTATTTAGAGAAAAACGAAAAGATATTAAAACTCAAATGGAACTGCAAAGAACAACAAGCAGAAATGATAATTAACCAATGCTCACACTAAAACGCATACAAAAACAAACCCCTAATACCTCAACACAGGCAGTTTAGAGCACCTGCTGGAATGCCCTTAAAACGCCATAGGAACGCCACCATTGAACGCAAACCCCTAAC